TGTAACTGGAGAAATAAGTGAGTCCTCGATAAATACTTAGATGTTTTTGATATTGTATTGGCGGGGGTGATGAGTATTGAATAAAGTAATTATATATTATGGTTCAAAGGAAAAATTCAATCGAATCATTCCAAAAGAATATAGAAATTTAACTGATTTAGTTTATGAATCGGATAAAGACGGAAAGACCATGAAATTAGTAATACCAAATCAAAATGGTGACTATCCGAAAGAAGACAAGGAAGAAAAAATTTATGTAAAAAATTTTGTGATAAGTTCAGATGAATATGCTGGAGTTCGAGAACATGTTATTACAAATTTTATAAACTTTCTTGCTAAATTTGACGTAGAAAATTTGTATATTCAGAACCCACCACTACAAATAAGTGAACAAATTCTTAGATTATATCCAAATGCAGACGTGAAATATCAAAGATATAAACGGTTGACAACTTCTCATTTACTCAAAATAAATGAAGAATATGACAATAAAATTATAGGGCAGGAAGATGTTAAACTTGAATTATTGCAAGCTCTTTTCCCCCTTACTATGAAGTACAGACAAAAACCTGTAGTTTTATTATTTTATGGTAAATCGGGAATTGGTAAGACAGAAACAGCAAAATATATAGCTAAGATTATAGGTGAACCCATATTTAGAAAACAATTTTCTATGTATCAAAACAATCAATTTGCTACATATTTATTTGGAGGTGCGCATTATGAAAAAAGTTTTGCAAAAGATTTATTAGATAGAAAGTCTAATGTTTTATTGCTTGATGAGTTTGATAAAGCACATCCCTCTTTTCACAGTGCATTTTATCAACTTTTTGATGAGGGTATTTACGAAGACCAGAATTATTATCTAACACTAAAGAAATCTATTATAATATGTACTTCAAATTATACAGATTTAAAAGACATCGAAGAGAATTTAGGTAGTGCGATTTATAATCGTTTTGATAAGATTATTCACTTTGAAGATTTAAGTGTTGAATCAAAAATAAGGATTGGACAAATGGCATTCGAAAAATATGAAACAAATTTCAAACATCGTTTGGACAAGACAACAAAGGACAGATTAGAAAAATCATATATACAATGCGATAATGTTCGACAAATACATCATATTATTGAGAATACTTTTGCACTATCAGTAATTTTAAGCAAAACAAAAAAATAGGCATTTGAAGCAGTAAATCTTAACGGTTTGCTGCTTTTTTCATGCAAAATTTTAAGACAAGAGGACAACATGAAGACAGATATTTTCGAGGATATGAAAGACTGGGTCGGCTGCAAATACATTTCCGACCTGCCCTACCGCAAACGTGAGGTATGGGAAATCATCAAGCAGCACTCGCCGCTTGCCTATCCAGAGGAACAACTGGAAAAATTCTGCCATTATGTGTTCGGTGTAGATTACGCTGTCATAATGGGAATACTGGAAAACAGGAAAGGAAGTGATAAACCTTGTATGAAATGCGAATCTATCTTTTAAACAATACCCAGCCTTACCGTGACGACGAGGACGAGGGTTACACTGGCGGCTGGTTCAACTGCCCTGTGGACTTGGAGGAAGTCAGAGAAAGACTGGGCGTTGAAAATGAAGAACAGTTAGAGATAGCTGATTATGAGCTGCCTTTTGAGGTACACAGTGAAATGCCCCTGTGGGAAATCAACGTAAAATGCCGCATGGTACAGGAAATGGAGGGTACGCCTATCGGCAACGAAATGAAGTCCATCATACAGAGATGGTTTTACGGGTTTGATGAATTTATCGACCATAAGGACGAAATACGCTATTATGACATGGCTGACGGTGCGGCACTGGCAGAATACCTTATCTGCGAGGAATGTATCTTCGGTGAGATTCCCCACGAACTGCAAAAGCACATTGATTACCGTTCCTACAGAAACGAGCTGGAAATGCAGGACAGATACCTGTTTACACCCAGCGGCGTATTCCGCTATCAGTAAAGGGGTGATGTGATATAGAAGAAATGCGAATCTATATCGCCAATCTTGGGAAATACAACAAGGGTGAGCTTGTGGGCGCATGGTTTACGCTGCCCGTCGATTATGACGAAATGGCGGAGCGTATCGGTTTGAATGAATTTTATGAAGAATATGCTATCCATGATTATGAGCTGCCCTTTGAGATTGACGAATACACGCCGATTGAGGAAGTCAACCGCCTGTGTGAGATGGTGGAGGATTTACCAGAAGATATACAGGACGAACTTTCTGAACTGTTATGCTGTTACAGCAGCTTGGAGGAACTTTGCGAACACGCCGACGAGATTATCCACTATCCCGACTGCAACGATATGACAGACGTTGCCTATTATTTTATAGATGAATGTCAAAGTCTTGGAGAGATACCAGACAGGTTAAGAAATTACATAGACTATGAATCCTATGGGCGTGACCTTGATTTAGAGGGGCGTTTTGTCGTTACCAATCATGGCGTGTTTGAATGTCCCTATTAACAAAATATCAACGCAACGACCAGTGAGAACCACTGGCATTTTTTATGCAGCAGCTTGTGAAAACAGGCTGCTGTTTCCATTTAGAAAAGAAAGGAGCTTTGAACATTGAAGAAAATCAAAAGCTATACAAGCATATGGCGCGTGGAGAAAGTCATTTACGCTATCAACGACTTTCAGCTCCCGTTCCCCCTCACGTTCAGTCAAATGGCATGGTTCGTGGTGATTCTTTTTGGGGAGCTACCGCCCTTTTCCTTGATTGACGGTGCGTTCCTCAAATACTTTGGAATCCCCGTGGCTTTTACTTGGTTCGTGTCGCAAAAGACCTTTGACGGGAAAAAGCCTTTTGGATTCCTAAAGTCCTGTGTCAGCTTTCTGCTGCGACCAAAAGTGACCTATGCTGGAAAGGCGGTTCGGCTGAAAAAAGAAACATTCAATCCCGTGATTACAACAGTTAGGAGTGTGATATATGTTCCCGATTAAGTATATTGAAAACAATCTGGTATTCAACCATGACGGCGAGTGCTTTGCCTACTATGAGCTGACACCTTACAATTATTCGTTCCTGTCACCAGAAGAAAAGTACATGGTGCATGACAACTTCCGACAGCTTATCGCACAGAACCGTGTCGGAAAAATCCATGCTTTGCAGATTGCCACAGAGGACAGCCTGCGTGCGGTGCAGGAGCGTTCCAAAAAAGGAATCACAGGGCGACTTCGTGATGTTGCCTGTGCAAAGATAGATGAACAGACAGAGGCGTTAGTAGAGATGATTGGGGAAAATCAGATTGACTACCGCTTTTTTCTTGGATTCAAGCTGCTGGTGAATGAGGAAGAAATCAACCTAAAGAGCATGAGGAAGTCGGCAGCTATGACCTTTGCCGATTTTCTCTATGAAGTCAACCACAAGCTCATGGGCGACTTTGTTTCCATGAGTAATGATGAGATTAACCGTTTTATGAAGATGGAAAAGCTGCTGGAAAGCAAAATCTCACGCCGCTTTCAGTTCCGCAGGCTGGATAAGAACAACTTCGGCTATCTCTTGGAGCATATCTACGGAAATACAGGCATTGCCTACAATGATTATTCCTATGAGCTGCCTGTAATATAAATGCTAATATAAGAATGTACAGAAATGATCATTTAAAAATGTACAAAATCACATTATAATAAATTCTCTACGGAGGAATTATTATGATATATACACCAAAGATTACTAGTGACATTCAGATCAATTCTTTAAGGGATCTGGTAAAACTAAAACCTTTTTTGGAGGACAGTACATTGAAAATTAATAAAAGTCAGATTGCCAGAGAGCTTGGAAAAGACCGACGGACGGTTGATAAATATCTAAAAGGATATGAAAAACCAACAGCCCGCAGGCGTTCATCTTGCATTGATGATTATTATGATATATCAAAGATCTTCTTTCCGATGAAAACCAGCAGACTTTCTATTATAAACGTGTTTTATGGCAATTCTTAAAAGATAATCATGGGCTTTCCTGTGCCCAGTCAAGTTTCCGCAGATACATCAGCCAGCATTCGGAATTCCAGTCTTATTTTGAACGAAGGCAGAAACGACATATCAAAAAAAAATCTCATCTGCGTTTTGAAACTCCTCTTTGGAAACAGGCACAGCTGGACTGGAAAGAATCCATAAAGTTTCTGTTAAAATTCGGTGAATGGATCGATATCAACATCTTTGTGTTGCTGCTGTCATCATCTCGGTTTCGTGTTTACAGATTATCATTATCGAAAACACAGGATATCTTATGTTCCTTTATCGATGATGCCTTTGAAACATTCGGTGGAGTCCCTGAAGAACTTCTGACAGATAACATGAAGACGGTCATGGATCAACCACGGACTGCTTACAGTAAAGGAAAAGTGAATCCACGCTTTGCCCAGTTTGCTTCAGATTATGGATTTAAGGTACGACCCTGTATTGCTGCACGGCCTCAGACAAAAGCAAAAGTAGAAGCTCCGATGAAACTGCTCGATGAACTCTATGCTTATAACGGACTTCTCGATTATCATGAGCTCAATCAACTGGTCCATAAACTGAATGAACGGATCAATCATGCGGTACACCCAGGAACCGGAAGGATCCCTGTGATGTATCTTCAAAAAGAAAAGGCTCACTTATCACCACTTCCACGCAATGTGATAAGAAAGCCTTATCAGATGATCCATACAACTGTAAAAGTGAATTCATCCTGTATGATCACTTATCGTTCCAATCAATATTCCGTACCACCAAAATATCTTGGAAAACGTCTGGTATTACAGGTATATGATAATTATCTGTATGTGTATTATAACACAGAACTGATCGTGATACATCCGATCAGTGCAAAAAAACTTAATTATACACACGATCATTATGTTGCTATCAGTAAACAGACGTTCAAAGAGCAGACAATGGATATTGAAAAGATCGCAAAAGAAAACCTGACACAGATAGGAGCAATGTTTAAAAATGAATAGCACATATGTACAATTAAAGAAAAACCTTGAGTATCTGAAATTGAATCAGATGGATCTCCATCTTGATGAAGTGATCGATCTGATCACTTCGTCACCATTATCATTTACGGAAGGTCTCTGTAAACTAACGAATTATGAGATTGATTTTAAAGAAGCAAACATGATCCGTTCCATGGTAAAAGTCGGAGCTTTCCCTCATCAAAAAGGGATCAGTGACTTTGATTTTGAATTTCAGCCATCCGTCAATCCGGAAGAGATCAAGGATTTTGCAACTTTAAGATTTCTGGAAAATGCTGAAAACATCGTGTTTTTAGGTCCGAGCGGAGTAGGTAAGACACATCTTGCCACTGCGATTGGAGTAACTGCAGCAAAAAAACGTTACAGTACATATTTTATCAAATGCCATGATCTGATCATGCAGCTAAAAAAAGCAAAACTGGAGAATCGTCTAGAAGCAAGATTAAAACACTTTTTCAAATATAAGCTGCTGATTCATTGATGAGCTTGGTTATCTTCCGATTGAAAAAGATGATGCAAAGCTGTTTTTCCAACTGATTGACAAGCGATATGAAAAAAGAAGTACGATCATTACCACAAATATCAACTTTAATTCATGGGATGATGTATTTTTTGATCCAGTGATCGCAAATGCGATTCTTGACCGAGTGTTACATCATGCACATGTGGTAAATATCACAGGAAAATCTTATCGCTTAAAAAAAATATACCGATCAAGAGGAAGAATAGCAAAAATGTACATTCTTAAATGATCAAAAATGTACATTTTAATGTTGACATTTATGTTTTGTAATTGATTTTGAATATATTCTTGTATCTTCTTTGCATTTTCCCTACAGTATCTACGTAATATCCTCTGCACCAGAAATGGCGATTTCCATATTTGTATTTTAAATTTGCATGGCGTTCGAAGATCATAAGTGTACTTTTTCCTTTCAAATACCCTACAAAACTTGAAACACTTAAACTTGGTGGTATCTTTACAAGCATATGCACATGGTCTGGGCATATCTCTGCCTCTACTATTTCTACACTTTTTCTTTTGCATAGCATACTTAAAATATTCGCAATATCCTGTTTCATCTTCCCATACGCTACTTTTCTTCTATATTTTGGTGCAAAAACAATATGATACTTACAATTCCATTTCGTATGTGCTAAACTGTTTATATCCATTTGGATAACCTCCTTTGATTTTATGTGGTTGGCGAACCAACATAATTATATCACTGGAGGTTTTTTACTGTAAGCTTAAGCAATGCTGACTCACCGGCCTAGCCGGTGGTTTATTTGTTCATCAAAGTTCCGTTTCTCTTCTGAGAAACTCCACTGTGCTGAACAGGCTTAAAGCCTAACAAAAAAATAAAAATTAGGCACTTTTATGCAAAATGCCTAATTTTTATCATGCGTTTCTATGAATTTTTGTGCAATTCCTTAGAATTTACCTGCTTTAGCAGCTTCCTCGATGAAGGTTAAAAAGGTCGGTTTTATGCGGTTTCTTTGTTGAATTTGTATTAATAACGTAGAAACCTAGCAATTCCTACAGCGTCTATTTTGATGTTTTGGGTTTGAATGAGTGTCTACTTATATTACTATAATAAGTTGCTTTATCTTGATAGTCAAGTTACTATCCTGCAATACCATCCGTGATCGCTTATTTTACCCTATTTGAGTACAACGCTTTGCACGTCTTCTTACCGCAATAACTACCTGCAGTGCTCCACCCTAACTGTTTCCAATATCTCTTCAACTGCGCAGTTGTCATTTTACCCCAGATCCCATCTACTTCAATGTTAGTTCCGGGTGTTAGTTTGTTCAATTTCTTCTGCATCCATTTAATCGCGTTTTTACCAGATGTCTTTTTAACAGTCGTGTATCGTTCTTGATCATACGAAGGTCTTGCAAATCCGCGGATTACACTTTTTCCTCGTGTTCTTCTCATTACAGCTCCGCCATTATCATTACTAGATAGAGATGTATTACCCTCGATCGTTGTGTATGTACCGTTATCATTTACTTTTTCTACAATTCCGATGTGCGATGCTCTTCCTTTTCCAAAGTCCATTAAGCATAAATCTCCAACCTCTCCTGTAGAATGCCATTGATCGTGTTTTTTGTAGTAATTTTCCACGTCTGGACAATATGCTGTCTTTCCACCTCCGAAGAAAAGTTCTGATGCCCCAGCTAGTCTAAAGATATCCCACACAAATGTGCAGCACCAAGGGTAGCTTGATCCCTTCACTGCTCTGCCATAGTAATCGGTATTAAATTTGACTTTATTAGATCCTGCCGGATTCTCTTTTATTCCAATATAGCTTGTTGCTTTTTTAATGATCTTGCTTGCTGTTGCCATTATTCTTCCTCCCTATTTTCTTGATCTTCTTGCAAAATATCCGCCTGATGTTCTACCTGTGATTGAATATTTTTTACGAGCGGTTTTAAAAAACCAGGAATATTTACACCTATATCCTGAATGTTTTCTAAATTTGATATGATCTCATTGCATGTAATCCAAACTTCCACAATGCTTGCAACTGGAAACGAGAACGGAATTTGTATTCCTAAATTTGCTAATGAATATTCCAAGAGAACATCTAATATTGCTCCAACAATTACAAGCAACCACATACCCACCTTTTTAAATATTCCTCTCATTGATCTGTAGGAATTAATGTCTTGCTCTCTGAATTTACTTGCAATCAATCCTGTGATGTAATCTGTTACATTGCTTGCTACCATCAGCACCGTAGGAATTGCAAGCACTCCTAATATTGATGTAAGAAATGATCCGATTCCTATTACTATTGCTTTTAAATAATTTGCCTGTTCCATATTTTTCTTCATGACCTCACTTTCCTTTCTTTTGTCAGAAAATTATTATTTTGCACACAAAAAGAAGACCTCTTAGGGTCTTGCTCGAATTTTTATAAAATTTTTCATTTTTGCTTTACCTTTTCTCTTTTTAGATTGTTATCATAGTATCAATGGGAAATTATTCTCCCGCTTCTGCATCCTGGATCTCATAAAACTTATTTGTAAACTCAGCAATGTCTTTTCTGATCTGCACTTTATTTGCTTTATAAAGATCCCGATCCTGGATTGTCTGGTTTACATTATCGTTACCAGCTCCGTCACTTGTTACGTTTGCAGATAAATAAACCACCTGTTTATCTACATCTCCATCCTTTACTGTAATTGTTCCTGTAAGTGTTGTACTTTTTCTTGTTTCTAGCATAGTTATGCTCCTTTCTTATAAATAAAAGACACTAGCAGTTAAGCTAATGCCTTAGTTAATTGTTCTATTTTCTTTTCCATTTTTGCTATTTTAAACTGCAGATCATTTATGATTGCTTCGTGTATGTCAATTTTGCCGGCTTGGTATAGTAGATCTTTTCTTGTCTTTTGGATCATAAATGTGTTTGCTCCGATCAATTCATCGTATGCTAATGTGTAAACTTCAGTCATGTTATTTTCGCCATATGTTTTTTCGGCATACTCTTGGTCTATATGGTGCGTTGCACATATTCCAAATTGTTCGTTGTGAGATTTCCCATAATCGTTCAAAACACTATTTACATTCTGTGCCTTGAAACCTATGTGATAGGAAATGTCGGTGTCATCTTTGAATCTATACTTAATCGGTTCCAATTGCATATAACTTTTAATGAAATCATCGTCAAAATGTCGAAAATCTTTCTTGATTCTTTCGTCAGAGCTGTTACGGAATCCTTTTCTGGAACTTACTCCTGATGTTCCTATATACATCATTCCAGAACCAGAATCTCCATTTACATAAAACGCATGATATCCAGCATAATAGTAAACATTGTTTGTATTATTATAGTTTCCACAACTTATATATGCATCATCTCTATCTCTCCATGTATAATGTCCACCAGAAGCATTATAAATCCAACCACCTGCAATAAAATCCGTTGCATATAAATTTCGATAACATTCAACACCATCAGAAACAGATTTTAAATAATAATCTCCGCCAATACCAAATTTAAACCATGTTGAGTAAATATCTGTATCATTCGCTGTACCTTGGACTGATAAGTGTCCATCAATAAACCATGCAGTATCTCCTGCATCGCCAATATTACCAGTTTTTATATTTCCATAAATAGTTGCATTTTCAGCCACAAAACTTCCATCGTAACCAACTCTAAAAGGAGCAGAATTGCTATCTTCAGCGCCAGCCCAGAAAGCCTGATTTCCACCAATACCAGAACACGTAGAGCCACTTCCAGTAAAGAGCCACTGGTCGGTAATATTATACTTACCGATTGTTCCGCCTTTTGCTGTGATATTTCCGCTAGCATCCCACTTCAAATACTTACTATCAAAAGTACCATCTGCAAGATTTAAGAATGATCCTGTCGAATTAGCTACATAATTCTTAGAACGAATAGCATCTGTTGCAATTTTATCTGCTGTGATAGAACCGTCTACGATGAGGTTGCCTGTTGTTGCTTTCCTAATAGAAATATTTCTAATTTTTAATTTGCCTGTAAATGGAGGATGTCCTTCAATTTGCAAGATTGCTCTAAAAGAAACAATCCCATTAGGTATTTCTAACATTACTTTAACGTGAGTAACATCACCATTAGCAGTAGCCATAACGCCTGCGTTTGTTATATACGCTTGTGTATTGCCCATGCCGTCATATCCTAACAGCATAACTCTTGATACTTTATAATCATTTCCTTCCTTGATGGTGTTAGATATGTCGTATTCGACATATATCGGTTCCCCTGGTGAACATGAATGTGTCTTAGAAATATAATTATCTCTTGCAAGATCTGCACCATCTCTCCAAAACCACGTTCCCTCTGCTTGATCTTCGGTTTTGAAATAGTATGTATTAGATTTAGACATATCGCAGTAATTGGTAAAATCTCCAATAGCAATACTTTGTGCCAATATACTATCAGCTTCAATTAATCCGCCGTTGATTTTTGTATCAGCTAAAACTGCTCCATTAGCCCATTTTGAAACCATGTTATACATAGTGTTAGTGTTTGTGCCGTAATTTGATACCCAATCCGCTCCTTTGTTGATTTTATTTTTAGCATCAGTACTTAACCCATTAAAAGTTACTAACCCATCCATATTAATAGCAGATGCTACTAATGTAGCGGTCCGATCAGTTAACTCAAAATCAGTTGAATTTGTACCAGATTTAACCAACCAATTGAATTTATCAGCAGTTTGACTAGCTATTGTTTCTGCAGCTGTAATTTGCTGATCTACATCTTCTGGTGCTTCAGTGTAATCGGTTGCTTTGTTACCATATTCGATTTTTACTTTTTTAAAATGTATTGAACCATTACTAACTAGTTGTAATGAAACGCTCGTATATGCTACGGCGTCACTACTACCATAAGTTTTTTTAAGATCTCCCTCTGAAAAAGGAACTTGTACCCTGGTCCATTTCCCGTCAGATAAAGGTGCACTTAATTTACATTGTGTCCCGGATAATATATCTTGAGATTCGTACCAACCAATGCGACCACCTCCGCTATTATACGTTTGCAATGCACAAATACATCCACGATCCAATTCAGAAACCTTGTCGCACATGAAATCAAATGATACAATGATTCCTCTATGCATTTCTTCAACTGGTATAAAAGCATGTGGGATAATTCTATTCCACTCTAAACCAGCCCCGCTCCTGCTTATTGATACAACCGTAAACCCATCATCATCGATACTTTTTCTGTAATTACCATTTATATACCAGTAATCATCACCCGATGTGAAATCCTTACTACGTAATACTAAATTTCTTCCGCCAATTTCTAAATTAGCAAGATTCGTTTCTGTACTAGAAACCCTTGTAGTTAAACCTGTCAGACTTGTTTCGACTTTCGTAACTCTTTCCTGTGTTCCTGCTAAATTGGATTTCACTTCCGATACTGTCTGAGTGGTTCCTGCTAAATTGGATTCAATCGTATTGGCTTTCGTTGCGACAGCTGCGATCGAGTCATTTTGATTGTTTAGAATTGTTGTGTGTTCGCCGATCGTAGTTTTCATACTGTCCACGGTAGCTACAGTAGCGTTATATCGACTTAACAAAGCATCATAGTTTCCTTTGATTGTTGTATCTTCGGAAATCAGACTTGATATCTGTCCCTGCATCGTACTGATACTTGTTGTGTGAGATGTCGTGATCTCTGTGATATTGTCGATCTGAGATTGTGTATCTTCTGGTGCTGGGGTCCAATCCGTGGCTTTGTTTCCTTTTTCAATCTTATATCTTCGCGTTTTACATTCTATTGCGGTAACTCTTATGTACTTTGTATTACTTTTCAGTTCTATAATAATACTGCTTTTTTGTCTTGGATTATAACCAACAGTATTTATACAGTTTTTATCAGCATCATACTCACAATATCTTCCTGAATTATTTGTGTTTGTAAAATCTCATATAGAGTAATTGTTATATATTTATTTCCTGAAACATCTATCCAATCACTAGTTTGATCTCCACCGCCAGAAGCAATAAAACTTCCTTTACCATCTGTAGACAGATAGCCTTGTGTGATATTTTTTTGAACTAATAAATTCCTGCCACCAACTTCAATCTCGTCCACAGTAGTAGCTAATTCGTTAAAGACAACATCAAGAGTCTGATTCTTGTCATTCATATTAATAACGGAAGATTTCAGTTTGGTAGTAGAACCATTTACTTCCTTGATCACGCTGTTAATATCTAATTTAGAACCAGATATGTTAGCATTGTCAGCAACAACGTTATCTCGGATAATCTTCCTTTGAATCGTATTCTCTGTAGCTCCAAGAGCATCCCAGATTAGCTTTCCATCCTTATCCCAGACAGACATGCTGTAGTCATTCGAAGCATCTTTTCCGATCTGGACTCTGACACGGTTTGCATCAGATATCTGGATTGTATTGTCACTCCATTTTGACTTACCATCAGAACTATGTACCGTCAGATTTGTCGTATTAATGTCCATACCTGTGATCTTGTCAAACGATAGATTCTCAATCATAGCATTCTTGATCATGCCGTTTTCAATCGTTGTGTTCTTACTATTTAATGTAAGTGATTGGATATTAGCAGATGTTAAGTTGCCATTTACAAGTGTATTCAGATTTGCGTAATTGCCTTCTAGTACGCTAATCTTTGCTGTTGCAGCGTTTAAATCCGTGATTGTCGCTTTTGTTGCCGTTAGATTTTGAATATTTGCATTAGCCGCTTTTAAGTCATTTGCTGTTGCAGTTTTAAATGCTGCGTAATCGGATTGTAGATCGTCAATCTTTCCGGATTCAGCTTTTAAATTTGTTATCGTTGCATATGTAAGACTTGCATCGGTAGCTTTCAAATATCCAAATGTTCCAACTTTTGCTTCTAGTTCGGATGTCTTTACAGTATTTGCTTCTAAGTTCTCTATCTTAGCATTTGCAGCATTTAGATTCGTTGTTGTTGTTTCTTTGAAAGATGCTACATCTGATTTGAGATTTTCAAATTCGCCTGTTTTAAATTTCAAAACATCTCCAGACAGATTCTTGATCGTTGCATTTGTCGCTGTCAGATTATCCACCATGAGTTTTTTTACAAACGCTAATTCGTACTCAACTCGTTCTGCCATTTCGGTTATAGGACCTTTTGTGTCAGAATCATCTTCCTCGGCGGTATTCCCATAACTTGCAATTGTCTGCATCAATCCACCGTCATAACTTGTTATCAATGATATGATCGGTATTGTAAATTTCGTGCCATCATTTTTTACAGCAGTAACAATATCTCCGATGTCAAGTCTTGTATCTCCGATAAATCTTAATGCTGCAGGCGTGAATACTAAGCCTTTGACAGTATTGTAAACACCGTCTAATATACTCTGTGTCATAACCGGATTTTGCATACTTATGCCGGTAGCTCCTGATCCAGATGAAAGTGTCTGATCTGAGTTATCACATGCCAGTCTTTTGATACTGAAACTTTCTTCTGTTTCTTGCAGATCGTTATAAAATATATTGCTTGGAATCTCGTAATCAATACCCTGATACCATCGAAACTCGATCATTCCAGTTCTTCCACACATAGCAAATTTGCCGAATAATCCTGCGATAAATCCGATGGTTTCTTTGTATGTATATCCATCAAAAGGATTTACATATGTTGTGATCACTTCGCTTTCATCGGTTTCTTCGTTGTAATCACCTTCCTCAATGATCGCTCTTTGATTGATCTGGATTCCTCGCTGTACTGTAGATGTATCAATCGCCACGCCTGTCATCGTGCTGATTTCAGCCAATATATCTACTGCATCCGTTGGATAACTTAATTTAGAATAATATGCCCCATTGCATCTGCTTGCTAATCTGTCATATGCAGTAAACGTAACCTTGTTGCTTTCAATCTTGGGATTCTGGATCGTATATAACCCCATCGGAATATATTCCATCTCTCCATCGACTTCCACGCCGATCTCCAAGCTGACTTCTTTTCCGGACAATGCAATTCCTTTATTCTCAATCGTTGCCTGAACATAGCTCGCCACCGCACTCCCGATTGTTATTTCTTCCGCACCAGACGTTATTGTAAAATTCTTTACAGATTCTACTAATACTTTTTCATTCTCCAGAAGCCTTGTATTAAATTTTCTGTTTGACCCTGCTATTGCATCGCCAAATTTTTTACTTGCCTGATACATATAGCATCACCTCCGGCTTAGTCTTCGATCATAAACATCAGGTCTTCAATATCTGCAACAGATGGGATGTCATAGCGATCTGCATTTTCACATCGTTCAAGTTCTGCGAATGAAACTTTCATGATATCAATATCAGTATCCACTTCCTGCAGTTCTTTGATTTCTTCATTTACAATCTCTTTGCTTTCATCTGTCATTTCATACTGGTTTTCTATCACGATCGGCTTATCGTCCTTATCTTTTTCTGCGTATCGTTCACAGATCTTAAGGCGGTTTTCATCATATTCTTCGATTGCTTTTCGGAATGTTTTCATATTTTTAGAAATTGCATATCCTAATTTTGCCGTGTAAACTTTGCTTGATTGTTTTACTAATCCTTCGTGGATTCTCATAATCTCTTTTAACTTCATTTCCATCTCTCCTATTTCTGCACGATCTGAACGCTCGCACTTTTATAATAATAAATACCATCTCCGATATACCCCAGATGTTCTTTTGTAAGAGTTCCGCGGTATACAGTGATGGTATGTGTTGTTCCCATGTCTCTAAATGTGATCGGAAAGAATCCTTTCACAAGATTATTTTTTATCTTCTTAACTTCGGACTCTGTGAGGACTCCCCACTTGATATCCAATGTCTTTTTCTCTGCAATTGCTTCTCCGATCATATCTCCTGATGATGATCGTTCGGTATTCGCACTCCAGATGATCTCATCCGAAGTGCTTAGTTCAACCGGCTCTGGCAATGCAGTGTTTCCACATGTCAGTGTTGCCATTTTCCCTCCTAAATCAAGATCGGTCGTTTGCCGGCTCTGATATCTGCGTTGTTGTTATCATTTACGGTTTTGGTTATTTTCTTCCCATCCAGGTAAACATCCGTATCAATAGATTTGACAGCATTGATCAGTTCCATGAGCAGACGGATGATTTGATCATCTTTACTGCTGCCACCAGATAATTCTGCTGCTTTCTTTGCCATGGCGATCATCTTATCTTCTGGTGCTACAACCTCGCCTTGATGGCGGTTATCTCCGATCATGGCAAGCTGTGGGGTGTTTTTCTTTACGTAGCCACCTTGTGCTAATTTTGGCACCCTGCCTTTGATGTTTACTCCCGGTATTTTGTTTATTACACCAATCGCTCCATTTATGGTACCAGCAATTCCATTCCATGCCGCTTTCAAAGGTCTAGTAAAAACGTCTTTAAACTTAGCTACTAACGTTGTGCTTGCTTTTGATCTTAAATAACTCCACGCTTTTGATATTTTAGATACACCCTTAGAAGCAAGATTTTTAATTTTAGCTTTTAAGGTTACTGTTTTACTTTTGATTGTATCGAATGCACCTTTTACAACATTAAATTTTTTTGTCTTAATTGCATCATATGTAGCAACTACTGTTTTCTTTATATCGCCAATTTTAGATATAATTCCACTCTTAACGCCGGACCACCAATCACTAGCGGTTTCCAGTTCACCTTTAACTTTTGCTTCGATACCTTCTACTTTCTCAGCAGCTTTTTGTTTTACACCAGACCACCAATCTCTTGCAGTATCTAACGCACCTTGAACCTTAGCTGCAATATCTCCAATCTTCTCTTTTGCTTTTTCCTTAACATTGGACCACCAGTCCCTTGCGGTATCTAATGCTCCCTGAACCTTAGCCACGACTCCAGCAACTTTTTCTGCTGCCTTCTGTTTCACATCGGACCACCAATCTTTTGTTGTATCCAATGCTCCTTCGACTTTTGCAACTAATGTTGCTGCCTTGTCCTGAATGGAATCCCATCCTTCTTTCAGATTGGCAATCGCACCATCCGCCTTTTCTTTCGCTTCTGCTACCAGGGATGCAGCCCTATCTTTAACAGATTCCCAACTTTCTTTTAAAGATGCAAGTGCGCCTTTAACCTTTTCTTTTACCTCAGCTTCCAGTTTGGCTTTTTTGTTCTTAATACCTTCCCAAAGCTTCTTGAACGCTTTGATCGGATGAACATTTTTCTTTACCCATTTCAATAAATTTTTGAAACTTGTTACAATACCAGAAATAAATTTTCCAAACTTCGACTTTTTGATTTTGTCCCAGTTTTTCCATAGCAATACACCTGCTGTGATTAACGCACCAACAACCACGATTGCAATTCCGAGCGGACTTGTCAAAAGTGCCACTGCTTTTCCTGCTACGCCAAATAACTTAGGAAATAATCCACTAAACAATGTTTTGAATGAAATGATTCCTTTTCCAAACATCTTGATTCCTGATATTGCATTACTTATAGGGCCTATAAATTTCGTAACAAACGAAACCAATTTAAACGCTGTAAAAAAACTTACCAACGCTATTGTGATATTCTGTACAGCTCCTTGATGTTTATTGATCCAGTTTGCTAATCCGTTCAATCCCTTAACCAGAAGATCTAAGAATCCGATGATCGCATCTCCGACAAAGTTAGCAAGCGGTTTGAATAAGTGATTCCATGCCCACTGCCATAATGGCTGCAATGCTTTGCATACTGCTGTCAGTACATTTAGTGCTGCGGCTAATAATTCAATCAGTTTTGGAGCAAGTTTCTGCATTGTCCATTTTCCCAATGGCACCAGCATGTTCTTCCAGATCCATTTGAAAGCACCTATTGCAACCTTACTAAATGCACTAAAAGCTACTCTTAGCTTATCAATTGCTTTTCGTAGATTATCATAGCCTTTCCCAAGTTTCGTAGCTTTTTCATCCTCTCCCTTGGGAAGAGAACCCATATCTACAGTACCGCCAGATGCTCCACTGCCTGCAGAACCTGTACCAGAAGATGGTGTAGAACTCTTTGATCCAGATGATCCTTTTGTTTCAGTCAATTTATTGATCTGATCAAATCCCATCAATCCAGATATTTTCTTTGCCGTCTTTTTGGCTGTGTCTCCAACTTTCTTTGTCGACTTATTTAGCTTATTTGCGGAACTTGTCGCATTGTTTAAGCTGTTAGATACCTTTCCTGCACTTGTCGCCGTCTTATCAAGACTTGCTGACGCTCCACCGGTCTTCTTGCCCATGATCATTGCTGTAAACGACTTGAATGCATTTGCAAGAGTCATTAATTTTCCAAGCACCAAGTTAATTACTTTTACGATTGGCAAGAATAAATTAATCAATCCTTGTCCAATTGAAGCTTTCAGGGAATCAAATTGTAATGACAGAATCCTGATCTGGTTCGCCCACTGATCAGAGGTCCTTGAAAAGTCCCCTGTCGCATTCTGTAGCTGTTGCTGTACAAATGCATATCTTAAGGCTACTTTCTCCTGTTCCGTCATGGCGCTGGTCGTTTTACCGAATCCATTTGCCAGTGCGTATTGATCAAGAGCTGTCTGTGTCATTACGATTCCTAAATCTTTCAACGTCTCCGTTTCTCCGGAGAACACGGATTTCAGTTTCGTGAAAGCTTCGTCCTGCGAAATGTTATAGAAAGAAGCAACATCTCCAGCAAGTCCAGTAAGAGCCGTGCTCATCTTGTACGATTCTTTTTCAGAAAATCCAAAAGCATTTGCCATCGCTCCGAATGTTCCGGTAACTTCTTTGCCATCGTTTCAGAAAGTCCAAATGTACTTGCTGCATTTTGTGCAAATTCGTTTACTTTTTTGTTCATTGTCGGAAACACCACATCGACAACGTTCTGTACCTCTGTTAGATTTGATCCTAGCTCAATACAGTCTTTCGCAAAACTTGTTAATCCTTTTACAGCAAAAGCAACCGGCAAGCATCTTTCCTGTTTTCTTTGCGAGGTTCTGTATTCCACTTAACTGCTTATTAAATTGTTGCTGATTGATCACCAGATCCAACCCGATCTGACCTGCACTATCTGCTGCCATACTTATCACCTACCTTGCTTTTTCACAAAGTAGGCTGGCTTAGCTACTACAACGGTGCTTACCTATGCTCTTCCCTTTGCGGATCCATACTATATTTATCTGTTTGCATCGGGGACATTTGATTTCCCCTTTTACATATTCTGCGACCATCAATGTCTGTCCGCATTCCTTACATTTTATCTTTTCAATTTGTTATACCTCCTGCCATGTCAACAAATGCCTGTTTCATCGTTTCTAAGAAATCATTTGTTTCTTTTTCTGTCTTTGTCTTAGCGGCTTTTCTTCTCCACTTGTTTCTAATCTCTTTTTGTTCCGGAGTAAACTCTTTGATCACTTCATTATCATCTTCTAATCGGATGGATACGATCCGTCCTAAGGCTGTATCTGGTCCTATTCCACAAAGCAGCGCTTTGAACTCGTGCCATTGCATTTCCTTAAACTCTTTGGAATAGATTCTGATTCCATACTGCTCCGCAAACGAAGATACGATCAGGTCCCAATCTTCAAACAGATCATATCCGGAATCAACTACTCCCCCGATTCTTCTTGGTCATCGGTTCTTGAAATCAATGAAACTGCTTCCTGCACAACTGTGACATAATCCCCAAATTTTAAATGTAATTTTTCCAAGTCTTTCTGCGCCTTATTTGTAAAGATAAGATCACAAAGCTTTGTAACAGCTTTCGGTGAAATATCATCTCCTCCATCCCCAAGCTCTGCCAGAACTTCGATCATGGTTGTCGCATCTGCATTCACTTCATATTTCTTTCCGTTGATCACTAATGCCGGATTCTCTTCGAATTTCAACTTATCTGTAATATCTACTACTTTTCCCATTCTATCTTCCTTTTCAAAAAAGGAGAGGTTTCCCCCTCCTAAACTCCTGGTGTTACTGTCGGTTTACCGTTGCTCTGCACTTCAAATTCCAGAGGTGCAACTGCTGTAGAATCTCCTGCTCCTACATTTGTCACATTGATAACTGCACTTGCAAACTTGACAACTGTTCCATCCGGGAATGTCCACTGGAAGTCTCGTTCTACGTTTCTTCCATTTTTCCATGCAAGTCCTGCAACTGCATCGTTTCCGGCATCTCCTACGTTTCGTTTCGCTGTAACTGAGATCGTAACGGATTTTGCAGTCATTAATCTGCGTGTCCATCCTCTGTATCAAATGGTGTCCATTCTTCTACACCATTATCAAAACTTACTTCAAACGTTTCACAATCTGCTATATTCTTCATTGCATCTGCAGATCCAGACGCTGCTGTGTTGATCTGAAACTGGTTCTCATAACAAGGATATACTCCGCTTGTGTTAGTTTCGCTCATCGTCTACCTTCCTTTCGTAATAAATGTCAAACCAAATGACACGTTCATAGATTCCTTTGTCATCCGTTCCAACATCTACTGGTTCAGGAACCTGTATGGATAAGAAATCTACTTTTGTATCTTTGATCATAAATTGTTTCTGCGTTTCTAATATTTCAAACAGTTCGGCTGCTGCCTGTTCTGTTTCTTTTGAATTGTTGTTCCAGTGGACTAAGACAGATATACTTTTCGTATCATATTTCTTATATCCACCTACTGCGTAACGTTTTGGAGCATAGGACTTCGTTGATACACTCCAATGGATCTGTCTTTTTTGTTGTCTAACTTTCCTGTGTAATAGTGATCAGCTTCAAATACTGTTTTCAGCCAGTCTTTTACATCTGCTAACAAAATCATACGCCACTCTCCCTTCGGTACAGTTTCTTGAATGCTTTTTGTGCAAAGTCCTGATACAGACCACCAGGAAGCCATGGATTAAACCATTCGCCGCCTGCAAATGGATTTTCATAGGTCTGAAAATTATATTCCGGATGAAAATATAACCTTCTGGCATATGGCGTTGTAGAGACAATCCTTGCACGTCCTATTTTGCTGTAGGTACAATCCACAAACGTATTGTCATTTTGCAGGTTTCCTGTATCAAACGGCATAACCTGTGCTTGTACCACCTCAGTATGCAAAGCCTCTGCCGTCTTTTCCAGTGCTGTAACTTGTGCTTGTGAAAGCTCCCGAAGTCTCTGTGTATTAATCTTTATAATTGAATTACAGCGGATCATCACATCAGCTCCAATCTGGTATAATTGACTGTCCCATCAGGATTTCTTGCTTTCTCTCCACTTACGATCGCTCTCTCAACTCCAAAGACTGTTGCGACACCGCAACTGATCACTGGTATATCTGGGGCGATATCTCCACAAAAAAGAGCAGATCCCGTAACCTGTACGATCTTCTGCTCATTTGTCATAACTCTTTTCGCTTTATCTTGATAATTACATTTGAAATCTGCATCGATCAGAGTGATCGGCTGCCCTTCCTCTCCAATCTCTTCGCTGTCAATTCGAATGTGAATATCCGTCTGACACATTGATTTTGGAATTAACTCTGGCCATTTCATCAGATCGCCCCCAATCTCCTGCAGCATAATCCTGTCTGTTCTAACATTACATAGTTATCAGCTCGCATGATCACGCCATCCTGAACTGTTACATTCCATCCGCCAGCATTGATCCCCATGGATACGCCATTGATCGAATAAGAACTTAAGACACTGTTGATCAGAGATTCATTCTCTGCTTCAAAATCTGCCTGTTTACAAACAACCAGACGGACCACATCTTTCTGAAATTCTGTCAGATTCTCAAATCCTCTTGCTACAATGCGGTTAAATGTAAGTGTGTCAATGTGTCGGCTTGCGATATACAGTCTCCTTTCAAGATCATCTGTTGTGATTACACCGCTGATTTTTTCATAATACTCCTGCTCTGCATAAGAGGCGAGTGCCATATGCACCACCTCCTACACTTCGGTATATTCCGTAGTGTCTACGTCAACGTAAACAGAATCAACCTTGTTATCTTTTCCATTCGGGAATACAAATACGTCAGATAATGTTCTGTTCTGATACAGATAACCATCACCTTCTGTGTGTGTTCCTGGATCAAAGTAATAGATGGATGAGATCTTAGGAACTGTCTTACATGTCTGTCCGCATGCGATCAGCACATTGATCTTATGTGATCCTGTTACGGATTTGCCTGTGTCTTTCTTCACTGGTGCAAATCCGCCTTCTTCAACTTCCCAGTTAAACTTATCATAGAAGCGTTCATCATCGATAACTTCCATGAGCGTCACACCATCGATGTCAGTTACTCGTGTTTCGATTCCCATACCGCCTTCTGCAATCTGAGTCATCTCAATCTTACGAGTAAATTCTGTAGACAGTTCTAACAGATCCATGATCGCAGATGATACATACATGATCAGTGATCCATTCGCTTTGTATCTGCGAAGTTTTCCTGCTGCAAGGAATCCTTTTAACTTGCTGAATACATTTGCTTTTGTATAATCACTGGAAGCTGTTGAGCTGTGATATCCAGTCACTTTCTGTGCAGCCTGTGCTACTTTAGAGAAGAATAACGCATCTGTTTCCGGAACTACCTGAGTCTGTTCAAAGACTTTGGAAATATTCTGGATAGATGCTGTTGCGTTTGTCTCATCGACATCTGCTTTATCAACAAGGAATGATACATCTCTGTCATGCTCCACTGTAAACGCAGTATCTGTCTGTGCATAAGTTCCTTTATTCCATCCGCCATTTCGACTATGGTTTTTGAATCCAGATACAGACATCTGTGTGAAGTGGAATGTTTTCGCATCCAACCATGTTACATTTGATGTTACAAATGGAGAAGTTAATGTTCCCTGCATTAAGATCTCCAGAAGTTCTGGCTCCCATACCTGTGCATAATTTAAAGCCATTCTTTCTTACCTCCTAATTAAATCGGTTCCATCGTTTTGTTGGTACCGCTTTCTGCTGTGGTGTATTGCCACCAGTCTCTCCGCTATGCTGCTGACCAACTCCGATCTGACGAAATCCTGTCTGCTGCTGTTCCTGTGGTTTTAACTGTGGCACATCTTCCAACACTTTGTTTAATGCTTCTTTTAATTTTTCGGAATCAATCTTCCCATCCTGTACGACCTGTGACACGTCTGCCAGTTTTAACACGTAAGGCATTGTTTTTAAGTCGATCCCAAGTTCTCCAGATAACTTATAAGCATCACGCTCGATCATGGCTTTCTGTGCCATCTGCTGCGCGTTCTGTGCCTCGTTCTGGATTGCTTCGATGTTTGGTTCGTTTGCAGCTTTCTGCTGCTTAAATGCCTGCATTGCCTGCTCAGCTTCTTCCTGGCTAAGTCCCTGCTGTTTAAAGTAGGCTTTTAATGCAGTGTTTTCTTTTGCTGCTAATGTTCCATCTAACATCTGCTGAATCTTATTGTAGTCAATCTGTGGCTGCGATGGATCAGTTGCCGGCGGAGTCTGATTTGCTCCTGGCTGTGGTGCAGGTTCTCCCTGTCCCCCTGTTGGTTCTGATCCTGGTTCCGCAAAAAACTGTAGATTCATGTTTAATTTCTTTTTCATTGTTGCTCCTTTCCATTTTGTGGGTGTCTCCCAATTATCCATTGTCTTCGGTGTCACCGCCCACGCATCTTTTACCCTCTTATCGTGTTTGGAGCATAAAAATAAGACGTCTTAACGAAACGTCTGCTACCGAGATTTATGGATCACCTCTTACTTTCTTGCCTTGGTACTTCTTTTTGGTTTTTCTTCTTCCTCAGTTCCTTCCTGAGCTTCTGGTTCTTCTACTGGTTCAACGATTTCTTCCGCTACACCTGCTGCGATCAGTACCTGACCTCTTTCATCTGTAACATCGAACTCATCTCCAATATGTTTTTCAAAACCAAGTTCTCTGTCGTGATAATTGTAAGTTACTCTTACTTTCATTGCTGGTCCTCCTTTCCTTAAAAATGGGTATAAAAATACCACCAACCATTTCTGATCAGTGGTATTATCTATATCTTTTACTTCTTATCTTCATATTCTCTCACAATCTTCTTCATATACTCTCTGTATTCTTCTATCCCGTTGAAGCATTCCCAATGATACGGAATCCATTCACCAGTTATTTCATAACATCTCCTTTTTAAATACTGAATTTCTTCATCTTCTTTTAATGCCTGAATCAATTTTTTCATTCAATCAGCTCCTTATATGCCTTGAATATTCCATCTAATATTTTTTCTTTTTCATCCAATTCAAGTATATCTATGCTGCTTAAATTCGCAAATATTTCCATCGCCTGTACTTTAGGATTCGATTTCCAATAACTCTTTTTATGCCCTACTGGAACTATAATCTCACCTTCACTCAATGCGCTGATAATATCTGAAATTGCAAAGCTGTACTCATACTTCCCATTTTCTTGAAACCATTCTTGAACTTCATCTCTTTTATCATATACTTTTTGTCTACATTTTTCAATTTCTTGAAGAAATCTTTCATCTTTCCAACTATTGTATTGTAGAAAATCCATTCTATGTGTTATTTCATGCGAAAATACATAATCCATATCGTACAATTCAATATTAGGTGCTTTAGAATTGTATTTTATAATATCTTCATTAGGCAAATATGCAAAAGGCACTTTAAGTTCTTGGTCTTCTACAAATTCTACTGTATCCACAAAAAATGACATATTAGCCTTGTGTCTTGAATTATCTATGTTGTTTTTTATCTTTTCTTTGAATACTTCGAGAGAATCCTTTATATTAAATCCTTCTGCTTTCTTTTGAAACTCTTCTTTCCATTCTCCAAGTTTTATTTCATACTTTTCTTTATTTTCTCTATCTAATGAATAATTTGCCAGTCTTCTAAATTTCTCTTTCTGTCTTTTGGCATATTGTTGCTTCTGATCATCCTTATAATCATCCTCAACTTTTTTAATCTCTTCCTTTGAAAACTTATCGTCTGGCGGTGTACTGATTCCAGGGAAGTATGTTGTGTGACTGTCTTTGCAGTTTGGATGATAAAGTCCTGCTGCCATTGCAGAACTCATCAATGGATAACTTCCATCCTCACTACTTCCACCACTCCACACATCGTCGATCAGAATCTTTCCAACAAACGGCAGGCACTTTGGGCACGGATTTCCTCGCTTATTCATGATTACAAGATGGCAACCCCATTCTTTACGCTTTTCTCCTTCTCCAGTAAGATAAGCTCTCTTACTTGCTGTTCGGATTGCCATACCTGCGTATTCTTCTATCCTATGCATTGATCCATTCTTGTACTGGATGCATTGGATACCTGCTGCAAGAAAATCCTTTGTTGCCATATCTACGGCTTTCTCATAGGTACCAACACCACTGTTTGCATATACCTGCGCATTGAATATCGTCTTTCGATACTGATCATTTGCACGTCTTAGCATCGCTGTCTCTGCACTATCCATATCTGAGACTGTCGCATCGATCAGTGCATTCATCTTACGATCGTTGATCTGAAAAAAGGAAGCATCAATATCTCCCTGTCCTCTACTGGTGCTTTTACCAATAGATTCCAAGATTTGTGCTTCCTGATCTAAATATCCACGTTTTCTTGATTCGCTGATCAGTGCAGGAATACTTGAATTGATTTCTCCAAATTGGTCCTTGTATCTCTCTTTGTTTCGTTTCTTGTATTCTTCCAAAGCTTTCAGCTGTTCTGCCTGCCACATACCCCATTCAAAACCTTCTTTGGTTTCTTCTGCCCTGTGGCGTTCCATGTTTCGGATCATGGATGCGATCAATTCATCTTCAATTCTTTTCAGCGCTTCTTGAATATCGTACTCATTCATCGTTCACCCGTGTTGTAATACACTTTATACCCGCGTTTCTTAAACTCTCTTTTCATCTCTTTGAGTTTTGACATGCTACTACACCTATCCTTTCTCATCTCGATGATTCCGTTTTTCTCAATCGCATAAATACCAAACGGAACGTGATCACTCATCTGTCTTAGAAACTTTTTCGTCTCCTGTCGGCTCATTCTGTATGAGTGGTTCATTATTGTTACTACCATTTGATTCTCCTATCTGAAAATCTCCTGCTGCCGTATTGACCGCCGGATCTTCTACTTCCATGATTCCTTGTTCTGCTTTCAGTCTTGCAACCTCTTGTTTCTTCCATTCATCATCTCTGGAATCTCCATACAACTCATCCACACATGCTTCAACACTCATGACTCCCTGTGATCTTCCTTTTCCAACAGTTTCAACCTGGCTCTCGAAAGATGGATTGGCATATTCTCCAAACGTTACATCTACCTCGACATCATCATTACTGCTCTGTCCATTTAGTTCACGGTATGCTTTGATACTTACCTTGATCAGGCTTTGCAAATCTTCCTGTAATGCACCTACGATCGCATTTCTGCTATAAAGTGTAGCTTTCTCTTTTTCTCTCTGTGCATCTGCGTTATCCAGTTTCTTTACATCAATCCCTAACGTTGACGGACTGATCAGACCTTGCAAACATAAATCCAGTGCTGTTATGTATGCTGATAGATAGCTTTCATGTGGAATCTCTGGTTGCTGCAATACAATCTCATTCTTTGCACCTTCGTGCATATCGGAATCTGTTTTGATGTATCGATTATCAAATGGATTCACTGGTAATGTCGCTCCTGTTTCTGGATTTCTTGGAATGAAACATTCTGGAATATACTCTTTACTTCGTCCGGATCGCACTGCATCCATCCATTGACTGAACGCTTCATCGAACGCATCGAACGCATCAATTTTACGATCAAAGATACTCTGCCCTCTGCTATCCCATTTTCCAGATTCAAAGAACATAAGCGGTACAGCGAGCATATATTCGCCACGCTGTTTGACTTCTCCATCTTTACCTTCCTGGTATGTTGAGAATGCCAAGTTCTGCAAGTTTCTTGTTTCATCCAGTGCATCAAGTGGTACTTCCTTATCATCGCAGGTCAATTTATATTTGATATACCCATAGCCGTAATACTCATGCAGGATATATTCTCTTCTTTTGTAGTCATAAACCGTTTTGAACTCAATCTCTGTGATCCTGCCACGATTATTTTTGACATTAAGTCGTTCTCCAGGATAGTACTCAATGATCGGATACTGTGAAAGACTTGTATCAAATGTGACCTTAAAAGCTCCATCTCCGATGTACAGAGTTTCTTTCGTTGCTTTCTCCAGTCGCTTCTTGATCTTGTTCTCTTTCGCGATCTCATCCCAAATATCCTGATCCTGCTTCTTTTTAAAATCAAAATCGTTTAGACTGGCAAGAGTCACACTTGTGAGCATGTCCACGATCAGCGATGGAAGTCCTGTATGAATCTTATTGATCTCCATCCCTGGACTGCACTCCGCCGCCCAGAAACTCTGCCGGCTTGTATTGATAACAAGTTGCCGGTACAGCTGTTCCAGTTCGTTGCTGTCCCCTCTGTACCAGATACGGTTTTTAATTGCATTTGCTTCGTAATCCAATGTTTCAGTTATGTTGATTCTTGAGGGATTCGCCGGCTGTACATTTAACCAACTGCGAATCCCTCCTTTTACTTTTTCCATGATATTATCCACCCATTTCATCTTTGTCTCCTATTTGCATCTTGTATGGCAGCCATGCATACTGACTGGCATTGATCGTATGGTCGTTTCTATCCTCTGGTTCATTGTTCTTATCTTCTTTCCAACTGTATCGTTCAAGTTCTGAGATATGGTTAACACAATGTTCAAGGACTAAATAGGCATCCTGTTGCAACCATGAGATCTGCAGCATGATTCTGTCTATGATCGTTGTTTTCTTGTATGCCGGAATGAAATTATAGGCACTGCCATGCAGACGTTTGTGTTTGTTTAATTCTGTGATCGTTGCCTGATCGGCTGAATCTATGAATACATCTCTTGCAAATCCCCATTCTTTTCTGTTTCTTTCCAAAAACTCAATAAAGCGTTCCACTGTATCGGATGGTGCTAACGGAATTGTTAAGTCTGCATTGCTATAAATTTCTTCATCTACTGTTATTACCTTTCGATCTGTTGTAATGATCTGATAAACCATCGCAATCGTATCTTCAGACTCAGAAGAATAGGAAGTGTCTAGCCCTGCCGTGACGATTTTTATCTTTATCTCATCATTTTTAAACTGCTGTTTTAGCCATGCTTCAGTTTTAACATGCCGTTTTCGATCAAAATTCGAAAAGACAAGACCTGTTGCTTTTCCTCTCAGTCCTTCAATCTTATTCTTCCAGATCTTCGTTCCTTTTGGAGTATTTGCAATGATCTTGTCTAGTTTTTCTTTTGGTAATCCCAAGTTATGCACAAAAGAAAAGAACCAATGTACCCAGTTAGGTTTTGGTTCTTCTTTCAACTCGTTTTTTATTTCTTTTGGTGTTTCCTGTTCCCACTCTGGTAGTGGCCTGGAACAATTTATATATTCTTTGTAGATTGGCAATGCTGGATCATCAGGGTTTAATGTTGCCATCAGGTAATCACATCGCATCGCTGATTCTCTTACAAAGTCAATGTCTGCTGTATTGATCTCATCGATATACAAGCATCCATACTGACCACCTAAGGCTTTCTGCCACTTCTGTTTATCTCCATATCCAAGTACGTAAATTACCTTATCGCCTTTGCTTGTGTGATACAGAAGATGCGGAATCTTATCGTCTTTGGTTCCGTTTCCGTGGTACTCAACTAACTGCCCAAAATCATCGATAATCCCTAAATCTTTGTTGATAATATTCTTTTCTGCAGTACCGGTATCTTTGGCTGCAAGGATATGCAGTTTCTTTGGAGATTCTGCTACCTTAAGCATGAACTTGAAAAGACCTACTGTCGTTTTACCTGCTGCCGTTGTGCTAACCTTCCAAGAACTCAACAGGCGCATCACACCTTATAAAAGCTTTGTACTTTTTAGATAATAATAATCTTTCGGAACTCATTGGAATTAATCACCCCCTATACAAAAAAGAATATTAATTAATCATTTTCTTTATATTCCCAACAATATCCATATGCACTTTTACATTTTCAAAAATATACACTCATTTACCCACCTCGCATCTGATTGATCAGATCATCGAGTTTGGATTTTTCTTCTTCCAGACCAGATACTTCCATGCGGTCTTTGAACATTCCAAGGTGCCTTCCTAACAGTTCTAATGCTTTCCCTTTATCATTCAGCTTAATTTCAACACCGTTGCGCCCTTCTTTGATTCCTGCGATTGCTCTTACCATCGTATCAGATAAATCTGCAGTATTTTTTATGATTACTTGTCCATCTCGGACCTCGGCGTAATCTGTAGCTTTTGCAAAGGCGATCGATGCTAATTCATTAAGCACTCGATCTTGTGTGATTTCTGTTCTTTCGCTCCGCTCCTGCATTCGAACACTGATATACTCAGACACATCTTTAATTTTTAGTAATCTACTTGCGGCAGCTGCTGCCGTATCTCCATCCTTCACTCTTGGATATGCAACTCTGTAAGCCCGAGATGCATTCAGATCTATCAGGTATTCATCAGCAAATAGCTTTCTTTTTTCTGTTAATGCCATCTGGGCTCACTCCTTTCTTACGTATTGTTCTCTTTATTTGCTACTCTTTACTGTAAATGGAACAATGGATTCTGGAATATAATTCACTTCATATTTGTACTTATTAACTTTTGCTCCGCCAAGATCTTCGATCACATACATACTGTCTTGATTCATGCCGATGATATGTTTCTTATATGTCCCATCTTCTGTCTCTACAATAAGTTTTACTTTCTTACTGCTGTCTGTTTCTAACGAAAATGCTCCAACTAGTTCAAATTCTACTTTATCTGTTCTTGTATTGATCACTGCAAATCTGCGCAATACATTAAAATTATCTGCTTCCTGTGATACATTGCTAGATACCTTATCTGCTTCTGTGCATGCAGTTAATGTTCCGCCAATAATCGCCAATCCTAACAATGCTACTAGAAATTTCTTTTTCATGTTAATATCTCCTTATTCTACAAACATCCAATCTTCTGCCAATAGATCTGTCTGCGATGCTAACCACGGAACCAGTGTATCGTCTGCTGCTTTCATAACAATAAATTCTTGCAAATTATTGATGTCTTTTCCTGTGTACTGCTTGTACATCTGGCAGCCTACTTTTGGAGATTTGAATAAATACATACCTTTTCCATTCCAGCCTTTTCTTGTCACCTTTTTCCCCTTTTTCATTGCTTCAATTGCAAATCCAAATGGCATTGTATCACATTTTATATAATCGACTTTGAACATTCCTTTTGGCAACCACTGCACATATCCGTTCTCATATTCCATCAAGTAACCCTCGTCCGTTGGATTTTCATCTGCAGGAACTTTCCATCCTCTATAATCGTTATAATCACCTCTTGTCATCGGTTCTGCTTTAACGATTTTTGTTCCAATATACTGTTTCATTCGTTACCATCCTTTCTAAATTTAGACATAAAAAGACCCGGGGTCCGAAGATCACCCGAGTTCATTCAACTTATAAGAGGAGTACCAATATGAAGTATCGCTTCATCTAATCGCTCTAGCCTATATATTAGCCTATTTTTTGCGAACGTGACCGAACATTTTCTAATTTTCTTGAAAAAATCTTGTATTTCTCATTCTACAACTGTCTTCTGTATAAGCTACTCGCCTTTTAGGGTGTAACTGATTCATCTTATGTGCTACCTGTAGCCACGTCATGCCATCAATATAGTAGAACCTAAACATCATTCTAAGTTCGCTCTTCTCAATGCTATTTATGTACTCTTCTACCTGATTCATAAGTTCCAAGAGCTCGTTTTCTTTCTCAATCAGCATTGCTTTTCGTTTATTAAGCAGCAGCTTCTTTCGTCTTAACTCTGGTACTGGCATACCCTCCACTACAAAATGCTGGATTCCACCCATGCCGCCGCTTACTGTGTCTTTTACAGTTCCTTCTTCCTCAATCCTGCTGATCTGCTTCTCTGTCTGTAGGATTCGTTTTCTTATATCTTTTACTTCTTCAATCATGTCTGCGTATTGGATCAGTACGTTCTTGTCCACGTTCTCCCCTCCTGTTACGATTTATTATCTGCTGCCTTATCCGATCTGTCATCTCCTGGTACTCTTGCTTGTATTGCGCCCGATCGGCACAAATGCCCATGCAGATTATCTCTGCACAGGCTTTGCATGGATCTACCATATCTTTCTTCCACCTTTTTGCTTCATCAGGTTTCTTTTGTAAAACTTCCCTTTGGTTGTCGAATAGTATTTGTCTTTATCTTCTTTTTTCTTTTGTCTTATTGCCTGCATACTTAACTTCCATGCAGTAAATTCAGTGCATTTTCTTCGACATTCAACTCGCTTTTCTCTTTCTTTGCCATGATCACACTTGAAACATGGACAATCTTGATATCCCATTTATGTATCACTCCTTATAATTTGTTCAGTGGACATTCTTCATCGCATATCCTTTTATATTTTTCATAATCATTCGGCGTTGTTCTTGGATATACGCAATAACCATCGCACATCTCAGTTCTAACTTCTTCCAGAATGTCCGTTACTGTCTTCACTCTCTTATGATCTTCTTTCACGACACCTGTAAGATTCTCTGTTATTGTCATAACTCATCCCTCTCTTTCGCTGCAGCACAGAGTGACATCACTGCCACTCCTGCAACTGCTCCGATAAATAATCCACTTATAAATCCAATAATCATATTCTTAACACCCCTTTATTTCAAATGTAATGTTAAATTTTGCATGATCGCTCCAAGTATCAAAAATTTAATAGCGTTATAATGATCTTTTTTTATATCGTTATAAAAATACATTCCATAACACATAATCATTACTATCAACTCTATTATTTGCACCACTATTCCACCTCTTTCAGTTGTTCTTCCAAACAATGTTTTAATGCATATATGATTGTATAATCTAAAGGACTAATCTTTTGCGGATCATGTTCTGCTCTGTACTCATACTTGAATATTTCTGATTCCAATGCACTACTTAATTTAATAGGTTCCAATGGATTTTCAATATCATCAAGAAACTGTGTTTTCATCTTTCTCTTATATTCTCTTAGCTCTTTCAGTTCTTCCAGCCAGATTTCAAGCCGTTTATAGTTTTCCGCTTTTTTGAAAAAATCATTAGCTTCTTCGTCGTGCAGAACCGCTAGTTGAACCATGCCGTCCTTATATTTCTCTTTTACCTTACTTTTCATATATTTAGTAGCTTCTTCTAAATTCATTCCTCTCCCTCACTTTCTATCCCAAAGATGTACTTAAGGATTCTGTCTTTTCCTATTGCTTCGATTGCATCAAATACAAGTTGTTTTGATGCAAACTGCACCCCTCCCTGTGGTTTACAAACGCTCCACACATCATAATCAAGTTTTCCATCATCTTCATTGTTATATAAAAGGTAAAAACTATCACTGCGTATCGGACCATTGTGTTCCTCTGCGTATCTCTGCAACTCAACTTCTACTTTTCTTTTTTCTACATCAAATAACGCTTTCTCTCTTATCAAAAAGGCGTTTCCAAGTTCCCATCTTTTGTTATCTACAGCTCTATCTCGCCACGTATCACATTCAACCCATCCATGACTATTGGAAAAAAATACTCTTGCCCATATATTGGTTTCTTTACCTTTACATCCTGTTTCTTTTCTGG